CATAGAACAACAAAAGCAAGACATAAGAAATAAACTCACACGCCCAGCAGGGTATGGGGGCAACAATACAGAGAAAAATAGATTCTACGGATACTACTGATGTAAATTCATCCAATATTTTAATTTTTCTTTTTTATCTTTTGGATCACATTCTTCAATTACTTCTATTTCACAATTATCTAGATCTAATTTATGTGAGCTACAATATCTTCTCCCTTTTCTTTTTTCATATCTATGATTACATAATCTTTCAATTACAGTTGATCTTGTGCTCCCAATATATATAAGCCCATTACAATCAGTGATCTTATATATATTTACTTTTGAATACATAATACAATATATTAGGATAATTTTTTAAATAAAAATATTATCATATATAAATGGGCTTCATATTATCTTGCTCTACTATCCCAACTAGAATAGATAATTTAATACGTATATTACATCATACAACAAATATAAGATATAAATATTTTATCATAAACCTTTGTGTTAAATACAAACGATTTGGAAAGTTCCAAATACCGAGAGAATTAATATTACTCTGTAAATCTAATAAAAGGATAATTTTTAACATTGTAGATGATATGGGCCCAATATGTAAATACATTGGAGCATTTCAAAAAATAAGTAAGCTAAAACATAATAAAGATGATAAAATTATCATTATTGATGATGATACATTGTATCATCCAGAACTATTTTATGAGCTAATGGATTGTAAAACAGATAATAATATCACAACAGGCTCAGGGTTTAATTATGATCAAAATAGAAATTATCAAATCGTAGAAGGTAAAACAGAAATGGTTGAAGGCTACGGAGGTGTGTGCTTCTCAGTAAATCAATGTGAACCTTTCATAATGTGGTTTGTAAAATTTTATAAGCATTTTACTTTTAAAGATGATAATGTTATATCAAAATATTTACAAGCAGCTTTTCTAGGAGATGATTTTATTTTATCAAATATTTATCCTAATAAGATAGCAATAAAACAAGGTAGAAAGTATATTAACCCTCAGCAATATGGATTTAATAATGATGCTTTACATAAGAATAATGTGTTTGGCTCTAATATGGGTTCTTATAATTATTTATATGATAATTTTGATGTGTTAAATACATTTAAATTAAAATATAAGTTAAATAAAGAGATCAATGAAAATTTACAACGAAAATAATGTTTTGATTAATCACAATAGAGTAGAACACATAGAACAAGGATTAGCGAAAAAATATATTAAGCCCGAAGATCGTGTATTAGAATTGGGGGCAAGATATGGTAGTGTGTCTATTATCACAAATCAAATAGTAAATGATAAGGAAACACACTATGTAGTTGAGCCTGATGCATCCGTATGGAATGCTCTTGAAAACAATATGAAAGCTAACAATTGTTCATTTAATATTATTAAAGGAACTATATCACAAAAAAAGTATTCATTGACAAATCCAAAAGATGGTTATGCTAAAAGAACTGTTATAAAAGAAGATTCATCTATAGAAACTTTTGAATTACCTGATGTAGATTTTAATGTATTAATAGCTGATTGCGAAGGTTTCCTTGAAACATTTTATGATGAAAATAAAGATTTATTTAAGCGATTAGATAAATTAATCGTGGAATTTGATCAGCCAAAACATTGTGATTATGAAAGATTAAAAACAGAATTTAATAAATTGGGTTTTGTGATAAAAGAAGAAATAAAGATTCACGGGTTGTATCATTATGTATATGAAAAAAAGAAATCAATGTTGTTCTGTAGTTTATCAGATCGTCCAAGTTTATCACAGCCTATGTTTGAAACCTTACAATCATATTGTGATAAACACGAATATAAATGTGTTCTTGAAAATAATTCATTAGATACAACACGATATCCCAGTTGGAGTAAAATAAAATTACTTCAAAGGGAAATGAAAGCTAATCCTGATATAGACACTATTGTGTGGATGGACGATGATATTTTAATTACGAATCAAGATATAAAGTTTGAAGAGTTGATAAAAGATTATCCTTATGAACATATACTTGTATCAGCTGATGTAATATACTCTCCATTTAATGCTGGTATTATGGTCGTTAAAAATGATGAATCAACATATCAGCTTTTACAATATATTTATGATATGTGTGATCAAGAAGAATATCAATATTATAAATTCAATGGCTTATGGGAACAAGATGTAATGGTTAAATATTGTCGCAATGTAAGTTTAATGAATCCAAATCAAGAGTGTCCCGTAACTATTATTCCGCATAATATTATTCAAAGTTTTCATAGAGATCATACTCTTTCTGAAGAGAATAAATGGAAGGTCGGACACTTCTCAGCACACTTCACAGGGATGTCATTGGAAAAAAGGATTCAATACAGAGATGAAGTTTTAAAAACAATTTAATTGTAAAAAATAAAAAATATTATCATATTATAACGAATAACTGTAATGCCGAAAAAAGCAAAACCTAAGAAAAGCAGCAAAAAAGCTCCTAAGGTATTAAAGGTAAAGGATGAGCTTCCAAGTGAAAATTTTGATGATATACACAGCAACCTCCCACAGATGCCTAGTCTATTATTGATTGTTGGTTCAGTTCGTAGTGGTAAGAGTAATCTTCTAGTCAATTACTTTTGTAATACTGAATTTTATAAGGATAAATTTGACATCGTAAAATTTGTATCAACAACACTTCATACAGATAATAAAGGTAAAATCCTTTCAAAACATTTTGATTGTATGGATCACTATGACGATAATATTATTGAGGATATAAAGACGTCTCAAAGCCAATATGAAAATAAAGCAGATCGCCCGACCTATGCTCTTGTTATGGACGATGTATTAACAAAAGATTTTTCAAGAACTAATCAAGTATCATTTTTTTCAACAAGATTCAGACATTACATTGATTTTTATGTGATAGCTGTTCAGAGTTTCCGTGCAGTGAGTGGTATGATTAGAAACAACGCAACTGATGTGATCATATGTAAACAGCAAAACACGAAAGAGTTAGAAAAAGTAGCTGAAGAATATGGTGATATGGTGGGCGGGCACGATAATTTTATGAAACTTTATGAAGAAGCTCATAAAGATAGATACTCATTTTTATATTTAAAATTATCTGAAAATCCAGCTGAAGCTTATATAAGACACGAAACTAAGATTTGGCCGACACGAGATACTGAAGAAGAAGAATTGGATATTGAGATAGATTAATAATTATTTTTTTAGTATATTTATTTTTATATTTTTATCATATAAAATGTCATTAGATTTATATGGAACGTCGTCAAATGCTATAGCACAAGGAAATATGAGAAATCAACAAGTTCGTGATTTAAATGAACGTATTCAGCAACACAATACTGATGTCGCAAATAAAGTATCAGGCTTAAAAGATCAAGTAAATAATACTATGCGACTTAAAGAATTCCAACAATCGGCGCAAGCGATGTGGACTGGTAAAGGGATGCCTGATAAAGTAAAAGCTTGGAATGATCATTATAGTAAACCTAAGGCGAGTAATCCTACAACACAAAGTGAAAGAACAACAAGACAAGCAGCACAAGAAAATGCTCCTGAAACCGATGCTGTTACTCCTGAAGACGCAAATGCTGATCCTCCAGCTGAATCATCTGCTGTAACTGAAGCGGCTGAAGTATCCGGTGAAGGTGAAGAAGCAGGGCAGCTTGCTGGAGAAACTAGTAAATTAACAGAAGGTATGGAAGCAGTGTCAAAGGGAAGTAAGTTCGCCAGTAAATTAGGTGAAGCAGGTGGAACATTAATGAGTGCTGGAGCTGGTGCGATGGATATATATGCTGATTATGAAGCAAGTAAAAAAGACGGACATTTTGAAATCGCTGGAAATAACAATTGGGAAAAAGCAGGGAACATTTTACAGATTGGGGGAGCTATTGGTGATGTAGTTGGAACATTTTTCCCTCCTGCTAAATTGATTGGGGGAGTCCTTGACTTAGCTTCCGCAGCTACAAATGAAATTGGTGAAGGGGAAGATGATACATCAGATAAGCAGTTAGACGCTACGCAACAGTCCGAAACACAACAGGAAGTAGCACAGCCTTCGGCACAAGTTCTGACAACTGGACGAGTTCAATAGATCTTTTTTAATTTTTTTTTTTATTTTTATTTTATATTTACTCATAATAAAATGTCTAAATACTGGAGCGCAGATGATTCTATGAAAGTCGGTGAAACTAAAATATCAATTCCATCTGAAAATGGTCTTGAATATGATCCCGGAGCTAAAGTTCAATTTTTTGTTCCTCCAACTACGAAGTTTATGGATGGTCGTGAAACATATCTTGAATTCAATGTAAAACTATCATTACCTTCTGGAGCAACTCCAACGAGGTTACAGCTTGACAAGTGTTCATCAACTTTAATTAAGAATATTAGAATTTACGACGGCACTCGTGGTAATCTAATTGAAGAGATTTCCAACTATGATTCTTATGTATCAGTAAAATATGATTATGAAAAGGATGCTTCTATTGAAAACCTCCGTGCTCTTCGTGAAGGTTGCTTAGTCCAAAGCACAGACAATCGCAGTGACTCTGGAACTACGAAAAATGGTTTAATGAATACAACAACAAATCCTTATTTCAAAAAGACATCTGGAAATCAAAATGCTTCTTTCACTGATGCCGATTTACTAACGGCTAAGGTATGTATTCCTCTCCATACGGGAGTTTTCGCAAACTCTCAAACGATTTTCCCTCTTATGCTCACTCAAGGTTTATATATGGAAATTGATTTAAATGAAGCTGATAATGTAATTAAGCAATTAGACTCTGTTTTAAGGGATCGCCGCACTCCAGCTAATCCATTTTTCCATTCATTAAATGGTTCAACGGTAGGCGATGATTGGGTTAATGGATCAGATTCAGACACTTTCTTTATTGATACGGATAATAATCTTGATGGAACTGATCGTGTAGCAAGATTTCCATTTGTTGTTGGAGAGTCCATCAATTTTTGTCAGGCTGCTAATAACGGATCAAAATCAACATTATCTGCTGTATTTAAGATTACTGAAATTAATTTATCAGCGGGAGCCAATGGTAGTGCTGGTCTTATTGAAGTTAAAGGAAATGAAGTAACAAACATCGGTGTTGATATAGATCAAACTTTTGTGATGTATTCCACGGCTGTCGCAGATCAATCATCTTATGATGCTTCATATAAACTTTCAAATGTCAATTTAGTAGTATCACAAGTTCATTTAGATCCAGCATATGAAAATGGAATGATGTCAAAGGTTCGTGAAGGCGGAGCAATTGAATTTGATATTACGTCTCTTACTAATTATAAGCATAGTATTTTGGCAAGTGATAGGCAGACCAATATGCAGATCTTCGCTAATAACTCCAGAGCTAAATCTCTTTTAATTGTTCCCCAAGACAATACTGTTTACACCTCAGCTGAAAAGATTAGTGGATCTGGAACATATGTTATTAAGGGAACTAATTATTCTAACTCTTCAGCAGCTCAAAAGGATGATGTAGATACTTGTCTAGCAAGTAATCGTTCCGCATACACAGGAATTGTTGATGAACTATCAAGCATACAATATGTGATAGATGGGAAAAGAGTTCCTTCAAGAGAAATATCTACAAAGAAACTCGCAACAAGTAATTCCATTGATGCTTTCCATTTATATGAGCTTGAAAAATGTTTAGATTCTGGAGGTATTAATCCTAAGTCTTTCAGTGCTTTCCTTGACAACTTTGTCTTTGGAAGAAGTTTTTCCGCATCAGCACAGAACGGTGCTATGGATTTGCGCGGTCGTGATTTATCTGTTGTATTAAAATACTTAGGATCTGGAGCTCCTACTAAGAACAAGCTGTTTAACTCATACATTGTTCATTTAAGAAAACTAATTATAAGGGACGGATCGCTTGAAGTCCAATTTTAATTGTTGTGAATAGATATTAAAGATTTATTATTATTATTAATAAATGATTATCTATTGTATTGAAGATATAAATGATAATAAGTATATAGGCTCAACTAAAAGACAATTACATACTCGGCTTACTGAACATCGTTATAAGCAACGAAATCAACTTGGGACAACATCACAACAATTAAATCTTTATAATTGTATTATTTATGTTTTAGAAGAATGTGATGAGAGTGAAAGATACGAAAGAGAAAAATATCATATTGAAAACACAGATTGTGTAAATTCAATACGATATATTGGAACAGACAATCATAATAAAAATCAAAGAAACTATTATCATAAAAACAAAGATAAAATGAGAGAATATTATCGTAAATATTATCATAAATCTAAGAAGTAATCTTTTTTTGTTTATTTTTATTTAAAAAATTTTTTATATTTAAAATTATAAAAAGTCAATGACAAGTCGTTATGTAGAGATAAGGCCAGACAACATTCCTGCTGATGGAAAGATTTCATTTAAAAACGGATTCCCCGTCCTTTCATTTACGATCTCTGCACAAGATGGATTACTAGATCCGTCAACTATTCGCATTGTTGGTAATTTCAATGCTTTCAAAGATAATCTCGCAACCCCGACACCTCTTCGCACGGGTGATAATGTTACTATGAATAACAGATTGGGTATATACAATGTGATTGAATCATTAACAGTCCGTGCTGTAAAATCAAAAATGATCGCAGAAAATATTCGTCATTATTCTAAATATCTAAATACATACCTAGCTTTGAATAGCTCTCTACAGGATCAAATGGGACACCTTGGTGAAACTTGCTTAATTATGCCGAACTCAAAATCTTTCCGTCAATCTGTAATGGAAAGTCCTGCTGGCGGAACTCAAACTAACTCTTTCAGTTTTCACGTCCCTAGCGGATTTATGATGAGTGGTAATATGATTAATCTTCGTCAAGATGCTTTTGGGGGTATTCAACTTGAGTTTTTGCTTCAACCTGATTCAAATGTTCTTTACAATGAAGCTGGATCATCTACGGGTATTGGAGATGCTCACTATGAATTATCCAACCTTAAATTGTGTTGTGAAATCAATGATCTCCCTGACGAGCCAGCTGGAAATCAATCGCAGGGTGTTTTGGAATTCAATACGATTACTTCATTATATACGTCAATTAACTCAACGAATGCTCAGCTCCAATACAACCTTGCTCTCCGTAATGTTGTTTCTGCCTTCGCCACTTTTGTGCCTGTTAAAAATATTAATACTCTTACAGAAGACGGTCAAGTAACTGTTTATCCATCTGGAAAGGACGCAAGTGATACAGAATTAGCTTTTATTAAAAGAGTTCAGTTTCTCAAGGGTGGTTCTAAGTTTCCTGCTGATTTTGATTATGTGAATAATATTGACGGCAATCCTGATACTCAGTTACCTGATCCTGAAATTGTAAGGAATCTTGTAGATGCTGTGTCTCCTGAATATACTAATGAAAGATTTAGTATTTCGCCAGCAAATATGAATCGTGATTACTCTATGACACCTTCAGCAACGACTGATACTGCTTACAATCTAATCCCTGAAGGCGGCTCTGTTATGGGCTTGGGAGTTAAGTATGGTATTGGGGGAGCAGGTGAAGATTTTTCCACGGAACAGTTCGGTCTATCAATTGAAAGTGAATTAAATAGAGATCGCCCTATTGGTGTATACATCTTTGTGAAATCAAGAGCGCAACTTGTATTTTCTCCAAATGGTGTTCAGCTGATACAATAATTATCTATACTTTTTAAAAATTTTTTATTTATGATAATTTATTATATTATATGTTAATAAATGTCAGATATGGATATGCCCGCGCCACGTGATGAATCTATTCCTAACTTTCTTATGTTAAAGCAAATCCCTGTGAATTATATTCAGCAGGTAGAAACAGATCTTTTAGAGCCTGTTGTATTTAATCAGGGCGCTGCTACGAATGATGGATTCTGTAGATTCGTTTTACAGAACAAAGGTTTTTTGTCTTCTCATTCAAAGATCTTTATGGCGTTAAAGCCTGATTCAACTATTACGAATGCTTTCCTTACACCTCATATAGGTATAGGTCAAGTAGTAAAGAAAGCTGTTCTTAAAATTGGTAATAAGCAGATAAATGAAATTGATTCGTGGGCAGGTTTATACGGAGTTAAATCTTCTTTAATTACAAATGAAAACAACCTTGAACGTGAGCAGTATCTTACTGGAAGATATTTAAATCACGATTTCTCTTACACTGATGGATCAAAAGCTCTTGCCGATGGCTATCACATTGACAATGGTGTAGCTATAGAAGGAACTAATTTTAACACCCCCACTTGGTCTCGTATGAATGGAGCTAAATCAGATGAATGTCCTTCTTACAGCATAGATTTAAGTGATTTATTTCCTTTCCTTAAGGTTCATCAGCTTCCATTATATATGATTAATGAACCTGTAACAATTGAGCTTACTTTCCAGCCAACACAAAAACATCGTGTTCAGATTGCTGACGGACAAAGTGCTGAAAAGGATTGTGAAATTGTTAGAGATCAATTAAAGTTCTGCGCTGATTATATTTTCTATGGAGCTACGGATGAGATGGATAGATTCGCACAAGCTAATGGCGATTTATCATTTTCTTTTGTAGATTACAGAGTAGTAGAACACAGCACTACTACAGCGGCCCTTGGTTCTGGATTAGTTAGAAACCTTGGTATGGCGAACCGTATAGTTCCTCGCATTATTGTAACTACATCAAAAACTGGTGATAATGAAGAAACTTTACTAGGACAATACAATGCTGTATCTCCTGCAGTCTCTACGACGACAGGAGTTGAAGCGTCTTTTAAATACAATGTTCGCTACAATGATCGTTTTGAATTTACAAGTGATGTTGATAATACTGCTCGTATGTTTAGTATTTTTACTGACAGTGAAAGTGTTCCATTTGTAACTCGTGATGAATTTAGTGATCAAGGTGTAGCAGGGCAAATAACAGGAAATACTTTCCAAGGTCGTGCGCAGAATACAAATCTCCAAGGCAAGTTTTTCTATATGGGCACTCGCTTGACGAATGGTCGCGTTGGACAACGAGGCATTGAATTACATTTAACTAGTGGAGTCCCTGCGGGCACTGATTTACTCAGATGCTATTGTGAGTATATTAGAGTAGCTCGCCTTGTTGGTGGTATGATGGAAGTATACAATGCTTAACTCTTTTTTTAAGGATAATTTTAATAACTTTATTTTTACATTTAGAATAAAATACATAATAATTTTATTCAAGTAGCTTTTACATAATGTTTTTTTTTAGATACAAAATATTATCCTTAATTATATGATATGTTATAATTCTTTTTTATATTACTTAGAGAATAAAATCTAGATATATTATAAAATGGATCTTACAGAAATAATAAAACAATACAAGCCCAATGTCAAAGAAAATACAATCAAGCAATATGTGATTCAGTTGAATAGATTAAAAAAAATAGTTGAAAAGGATAATTTTGACTTCTTAAAAAATTTTGAAATGGTAGAAAAAACATTAAGTGTAAAACACTTTACAACAGTCCGAAATTTTTATAATTCAATTATCGTATATTTACAAGCTATTAATGAAAAGGATGAAATAATTAAAAAGTATGTTAAGGCTCGTGATGATTTAAATGAACATTATCAAAAATCACAGACTGACACAATAAGTGAAAAACAGAAAAAGAACTTCCCAACAATGGATGAATTTAATAAGATGTTAGACACAATGTCAAAGGAATTAAGAGCTCAGAAAATAAAAACAAAAGGAGATCTTACTGGAAAAGAAAAAGAATTATTAATGATGTATACAATATTTAATATGTTAAGATATATTCCAACACGTAATGATATAGCTGGAATGGTTTTAACGACACCAAAAAATTATCCTAAAATGGATAAAGATAATAATTACCTTGTAATTGGACGTTCACAAATGTATTATATGCTGAATAACTTCAAAACAAATAAAACATATGGAAAGGACAAACGGATTGATGTAACACCTCAGACACTTGTAAGAACACTAAGATCATATATCAGGGCTACAGGCAAAAAAACTGGTGATGTGTTATTTACAACATCAACAGGAAATCCAATCTCTAGAAATGTGCTTTCACAGATGTTAATGAAAACATCAAAAAAATATATGGATAAATCAGTCTCTACAACTATGATGCGCAAATTGGTAGTATCGCACGAACTTAAAGATTTTAAAAAGACACAAACGGATTTAGCTGATAAAATGGGCCATTCAGTCGCAACACAAAATCAAATATATATTAAAGAACAATAATTAATCTTCATTATCTGAGTTATTACAATTGTCACATATATGTTGTTGTGTGGCATCATTATAGTTTACATTACAATCATCTACATATTCACGACAACTGTCACATTCCGTATAATTATTATCTCTACAGTCAAAACACACGTAAATGTTTTCCCAATCATTATTTTTAACTTCTTCCATTTCATCCTCCTTTACCCAATCTCCACAGTGCTGACACTCATCACGACAGAGTTTATTGTTCACTATCCATTTAAGTTCAAGATAATCATTAACAAACTTAGAACATTTTTCTTGTTCCTTTTTAAGATCTGTTTCAACTAAAAATTTCAAAAGTTCTTGTTCTCTTACGTCCTTCTCAGCTTGTTCAATCCTCATATTCATAACTTCCATAATCCCCGAAGCTTGACATTCATTTTCTACAGCTTCACGTATAGTATTAATTTCATTTTTGTATGTTAGATTTTCTTGAAATATTACCTGAGCTTCATCAACTTTTTCTTGAAGCTCTTGTTTTTCTTCTACGAGCTTTTTAACTTTGTTATGGAGTCTCCGTTTATCATCCTCAAGCTCCCTCTTGCCTATTTTCATAGTGTCAACACAATCTTTACTCAAGACTACAGTTTGATCATTTTCATAAAAGTCAAGTTGCTCTTTATATTGAAACACTTGAGCTGAGAGTTCCTTGACTTGTCTTACGAGTCCTCCTGCATCTTTGTTTTTCCAGTATGGAAACATAGAGACATCAGGAACATAACTCATATTATTATATTATTTTAGGTATGTAAAATCCTTGACAAAAAAGTTTCAAATTTTGACATTATTTTTTGTTAAA